TTAACATAATGCACGTAATGCGTAGTTAAAAATGGCTTCGTTATATTGACTGATTAACACTGTCAGACCACCGCAAAGCATTGATATTGTTCTTAATCCTAGCCCGTTCTGCTTTTTTGCGATGCTTTCCCATAGCGCCTTTATGCGTGGGTTTTTATTTCTGTCTGCGTGACATCCTAACAGTGCGATTTCTGGGTCAATTCCTGCTGACTCTGCGAGAAAAACCGCTTCATCATCAGATATATAGCGTGTGCCTTTGCGCATTTCGCTGATTCTTGATGGGTTTACATTCAAGTCATGCGCTATTTGCTTGTCTTGTATGTAGTTTTGCGCCTTTTTATACGCATCTAACAGCTTACCTTGATACATAAGTGACCCTCCTTTTTTTCAATCTTAGCTTATTGATTGCGCTTTTTCGCATCTAGCAATTGCGGAAATCCGCATCTATGATTGCGAAAAGTCGCAATTAGACCACCTTGGGCGCTAGACCTTAACTCTTCCCCTTGGTGGTCGCCCAACCAGTTAAGGCGGTTATCATGCAAGCACTCAATCTAGACAACGCAATCATTTTGGACACTGAGACTACGGGTCTTGGCTCTCAAGCTCGTATTGTCGAGGTATCAATCATCGATGCTCAAAGTGGCATCAAGCTCTATAGCAGTCTAGTTAACCCCTTATGCTCAATCCCCTCTGAGGTTACTGCAATTCACGGCATTACTAACGATATGGTTATTGATATGCCTACCTTTGATACTGTCTGGAACGATATTAAGGGTTATCTATCTGACTCAGTTATCTACGTTTACAACCTTGATTTTGACTATCGTATGTTTGCGCAGTCTCTACTGCCATTTGGTTATCCAGTTGCTAACCTTGTTCACTTTTTCGGCGGTGGCGTTTGTGCTATGCGTTGGTATGCTCAGTTTTTTGGCGCCTTTGATGACTACCATCAGGATTTTAAGTGGCAAAGTCTTTCTAATGCTTGCCGTCAACAGAATATTGATGTTTCTGATTTAACTGCTCACCGCGCTTTAGCTGACTGCGAAATGACTCGCCGTCTAATCAATGCCGTCAATGGTCAACTGGTTTAGGCGGTTATCATGGGTGATTTCATCTACTACGACAACGAACCCAACATCGGAATCAATGTGTATTTCGTTTGGGGGCATCGTTTCTTTAAAAACTGGGCTGAGTTTGAGCAATATCTTGCTGTCCATTATCGCTCTGACCCTTATCAGTTGGTTGAAATCACTAACGAAAACTATAACCAATTGCTGTTAAAGGGGGTCTTTCATGCCATGTAAGCACCCTCACCATGACACGGTTCGCCCTGTTAAAATCGACCATTTAGCTTTTACGTTTGCTTATGCCGATTTGCGTCATTTAGATAAAAGCAATGACCAAGATTTTATTAATCTTCAGTTGCCCGTTTATCGTGAGCCGAAGACTCGAACCAAGGAACAAGGCGCGGTCTGCTCTACCTTGGAACAAATCGAGCACCATATGGAAGCGCACAAAAACAAAGTGTCAAAGATGCTCTTTCATCGCTTCGATTTGTTCATGTCTAAAATTATGGGTTTTCGCCTATCGCCTATGCGTGGTCGCGGCCTCCACGGATACAACGATTCTATGGTCATTCTCGATATGACCGGACAAGTTGAGTGCGGCCTTGTTGGAATTGGCGGAAACAATGACACGGTTTTTGTCCAAATTAATGGCACGGGTTGTACCAAACTTTTTGACCGTATCGATGCTAAAAAATTGCATTGGTGGCTTGCTCAGGTTTTAGGGGTCACTCGTCTAGTTCGTCTTGATTTGGCCGTGGACGATTACACCGGAAATTTTGACGCTAAATATGCTGAGAAATGCTTTTATGAGGGGGCATTTCGCACTGCTCCACGGGGTCAAGGCCCCTCAATGGTTCCTCATAAACGTATTACAGAAAACGGCGCTTTGATGGAAGAGGCTACGATTGTCGGCTCTCGTTCCTCGGTCGTTTACTGGCGGATTTACAACAAGAAACTTGAGCAAAAAATCACTGACCCTGAGCTGATTTGGTATCGCAACGAGGTCGAGCTGAAAAAGTGCGACATCGAGCTTTTAGCCAACCCTGCCGCCTCTTTTGCGGGTATTTGCCCTTTTGCGGCGTCTATCGAGTGTACGCCGCCCATTAAGTTCTCTCGTAATAAAAAGGCTCAAGGTCTTGAATTTATGTCACGTATTGCATGGGTTCGCCGTCAATGTGGCGTTGCGTTAGCTGAAGTTATCGCAATGACTGAGGGCGACTTAGGCGAGGCTTTCGGGATGCTTATCCCTCACAAACACCGACGCCCTGATTTTGATTTGCTTGGCGTTCCTGATTCATATACGCAACTGAAAAACACAATGGAGTTAAGGTAATGGCTATTATCACTGGTATCGTAGTAAAAGGCTTTCCTAAGTCTGGCACGACTATCGCAGAGCTTAACGTTTTGCGCCCTGTTGAGACCGTCAACGTTGAAAAATTCAATCAGCACGGGATTGGTCTTAACACGGATATTCCTTACAACAAACAACCGCTTCGTATTGAACCTAGCTACGCTAAGCGTTTGATTGAAACCCGCGCTTTTGTTCCTAACCGTGAATATGACATTCGCTTTGGTAGCAACCCTGACGACCCATTAGAAGTCGTTGCGGTTGAACTCATCCCTAAGGATGAGGATTTGAAAAAATTCATGGCCGAATCACTTAAGAAGTAGGTCAAGAATATGAGTAATTGCGTAATTGCTTACAACGGTTATTTGATGCTTGCACCGCAGGGCTTTGAATGCACTTACGTAATTATCACCCCCTCTGAACTGGACGAAATTCGTAATACTTCGCTCGGTTCGGTAACGATTGACCCCGACATCTATTACCACGTCAGCGGCTATCTTCTTTTGTCGTTTCTGTCTGGTCATGTTTTGGGTCGAATATTGAAAACAATGGGGCGCGCTTAGCCCTCAATCTTAAATCAGTTGGAGAATATCCTATGAAAATTCGTAACATGGTAAAAAAATTCGGTGTAGCTGTTGCTGCTTCTGTTTCAACTTCTGCTGCTTTTGCTGCTGACCCTATCAGCGATGCAATTACAGCGGGTGTCTCAGCCGGACAAGGCAACTATACACTTGTTGTTGTTGGCTTAATTGCAATGGCCGCCCTTGGTTTCGGTCTGCGCATGATTGTTGGTGCAATGAAGTAATTACCTATGGCTGAACTCCTAACCTCCACTCTCTCTGTCCTTTTTGGCCTCGGTATGGCTGGAGCTTTTATATACGGAGTTTATACGGGTGTTAACGCCTCCTAGTGGGGGCGTTTTCTTTTGGGGGTTTCTATGCTGCGCACTCTTACACTGACAAACCTTGCCCTATTGCTGTTTTTTACCCTTTTTCTGTTATTTCTTCCGTCTAAAGCCAGTGCTGAGATTAATTGTCAAATTGGTATTTCTACCGGATACGTGGACTGGTCGGGCGAAACATTTGGCGATAAACCTTACACCTGCGCGGCAACTTGTCGTTATAACTTGGACAAAGTTGCCACTTGCTTTGTGAATAATGGCACTTGTCATGGTGAATTTATTTCTATTGGCCAACATTGTTTAATGGATAACGGACAAATCGACCCAAGTAATGGACTGCGTTTTGGTGGTAATACTGTTATCCGTGACCCTAGCGCAGACCCAACTAAGCCTTGGGATCCGAATGAGCCGTCAACTATGCCTAGTAAGGTTCAGAATGTTTTAAATAGTATGCCTCGTAACACTGGCAATGGTGTCGACCAAGCAACCGCTTATAAGAATATGGCTCATCTTGACGGCATGGGTGTTATGACACTTGATGAGTTGCTTATTCAGGCGACTAAAAGCGTTGACGCAAATAATAGAGTTGCTGATTTGGTTAGGACTATGACAGGCACTGTTGATGCTCTGCGTAGTTTGTCAGTCCATACAGAATTAAATACTTACAAGACTGCTGAATCTTCTAATTCTATAAGCCAAAACATTTTGGCGATTCTTAATAAGTTAAATGAATCTGGTTCTGGCTCTGGTGATGGTGGTAAATCTGAGGAATATTTAAAATATATTGCCGATACAATTAAAAGTGATTTTTTGGCAAATTCTGCCATTTCTACCTCGCATTTAAATTTTTTGGGTTCTATTACTACTTTTATTCAACAGGACTTAAATAAACTTGTTAAGCGCCCTCCTCTTAGTTTATCTAATGTCGAATCGGGAATTAATAATTTAAATAACTCAATTGATTCGCTCTCAGAGGGTATTGATTCAATTAATTCAAATGTTACTGGCGTTAATTCTGGCATTCAGAATTTAAATGATTTGATTAGTGGTAAAGGTTTAAATAAAGCGCCGATTAATTCAGATATTAATTTCGGTGATATGCCACTTTATGATTCACAATCGTTAGAGAAATTAAATACTGATATAACCGATTTGCAGAAAGAATATTCTGAAAAAATAAAGGATTTTAAAAAGCTATTTTCATTTGATTTAAGCAAATTAAATGGCGGTGAATATAAAGACCATTCACTTACTTTTACTTTTGCTAATGGTAACAGAACTTCGATTACTTCTAGCGTTTTTCCTGCTCTTGTTTCAAATGCGGGTATCATTGCATCGGTTATTCTCTTTCTTGCTGCTTTGGCGGGTTTACGCATCGTAATGGGTGGAGGTGATAAATAATGCAATTTTTACTCGATTTGTTAGGCGCCATTGCTAATGCGGGTGACACTTTAGTTGAATTCTTCAAGTCTATTCCAGATTATTTTGAGCAATTTGTTATTTGGGTCAATGCTTGGTATGTTAAATTAAAATTAACTTGGCTTATTCTTTCTTTAGAATTGGCTTATAAAACTGCTCAGTATCTTTTAAATGATATTGGTTTTAATGATATGCTTGCGGGCTTTTTTAATGCTTTGCCCGATGAGCTTCGTTATTACGCTTTTCTATTTAAAATCCCTCAAGCTATTAGCATTTATTTTAATTGCATGGCAACGGCCTTTGTCTGGAAAATAACGAGGTTTTAGTTATGGCTATTTTTATCAGAACTGGCGCTAACGGCTCTTATAAATCTGCTTATACTGCTTATTTTACTATTTTTGAAGCACTTAAGGCGGGGCGAGTTGTTGTAACCAATATCGAGGGAATGGAACCATTATCTGAAATCGAAAAACGATTTGATATGCAATTTCCATCAACTACTCGCCTTATTCGCATAACAAGTCGTGACAAGAAAGGTATAGAGCTTTGGCAGCATTTTTTTTGTTGGTGTCCCATTGGTGCGCTCATTGTTATTGATGAATGTCAGGATATTTTTTCAAAAAATATCGGTTTTCGTTTCGATAAAATATTTTATCGTCCCTTATCTGAATTTCTTCCAATGTTGCCGCCAGATTATGAGAGTTTTTTCAATTCTCGTTATGTTCCTGCTGATATGACACAGCTTAAACCTTGTGAGACAGACGACAGAGGGATTGCTGAATATCATGAAGATGGTCGTATAATTTACCCTTTTTCTTTTAACGAGGGGTTTATGCGACATCGCAAATATAATTGGGATATTCATCTATTATCGCCAGACTGGGGACAAATAGATTCGGCCATTCGCGCTTGTGCTGAAGAATGTTATTTTCATAAGGGTCGTGATGCTTATTTTTGGGCTGTGCGTAAACCTTTTATTTATAAACATGCGAAAAATACCACCACGCCCGTTATCCCTAAGGGTAAAGACCCAAACGTTACAACAAAGAAAATACCGCTTGATGCGTTCTTACTTTACAAGTCCACATCTACGGGCAACGCGCAGAACGGCAAGGGCGTGAATATGATTTTTAGTAACCCTAAAATTATGGTCGTTCTTCTTATTGGCATAATTGGCATGGGGTACTTTCTGTATGGTTTATCCGGTTTGGTTTTTGGTTCTTCTAAGACGTTGGCGAACTCGACCACGCAAACGCCTAACACTTCCATCACTTCTGACGCGCCCACTGTCGGCGGTCAAACGAGTGTGCAAAATCCTGCTGCTGTATCTTCTGGTGGGGACGGCGGTCAAGTTGGCTCTGTTGCCGCTGCTCCATCTAATCGGATTGATGCAATAAAAATAATGTTAGGTCTCTATGACTTACAAAACATTTATTACACGGGGCATACAACTCAACAATCTGATAAGGGTTTCAAGTTTTTTGTCACTCTTGAGGCCAAAACACCGGAGGGTACTTATTACTTAGACGATGGGTTCTTGAGGGCTAATGATGTCGCTTATGTTCATTATGACGATTGCTTGCTCAAGCTCACTAAAGAAAACATCACAATTAACGTAACTTGTAAGCCAACCGTTCACGAGCAAGTTGAGCCGCAGGCACAACCGCAGCAAGTGAAGTTAGGCGCGCTATTTTAGGTGATTATATGGAACAAATCGTTATCACGGCCAATCAACTGGCTACGCTTATTGAAGCATCTTATTTCTATAACTTCTTTGCTGTTCTTTCGGCGCTCTTTGTTTATGACTTGTTATCGTCTTTCCTTGCTCTTGGTGTTAGAGCATTAAAATCAAAATTACAGAAAAACATATCCACAGAATCTGTTGATAATTAGGCCGCTTATGTGGTCTTTTTTTTTGTAAGAAATTGCCTTGGCAATCCGCAGGACGGGGCAACGCGCTAGCGTTGGGCGAGTTTCGCGCAGGGAGTGGCAGCCCCGCAGGGACAAGACCATAACGTTAGCTTCAGCACGCTCTGAGCGTATGCTACTGCATAGCCTAAATAGTCTAAGCGTTCGCGGTGGTTCGCTTGATTGTTAAGGCGACCCAGTCAGTAAAGTGATCATCGGTATATTATCGCCAGAAAAAATTAGCCCTTTCTTGCCAGGCCATAAATGAAGTTTCAGCAATCGCAGTGGGTGGCCGCATTTTCTCGCGGAACTTGCCACAACTAGGCGCCGCGAGAGTCGAGCAAGCCTCATTCTTTGAGTTTCGTCTTAATTGGTGTCGTGCGCTTAGCGCGCGCACAAGGAGTGAACTACGACGCGGAGCAGCGCAAAGCGCCGACCCCCGTCCTGTATCACGGGGGTAGATTCCACCATACTCCTTGGTCTCACCGTATAAATCCTTAAAAAAATAGGGAGGCAAATGCCTCCCTGCTTTTATTTAATCCCTTTTATTTTAGCCATAGCTCTGGCGTATTTGAGAAGTTTAGACCGTGTTATTGCATCGCTTGGTGCTTCTATTTGCAGTATAGCGATAGCGGCTAATATCTGCTGTGGTGCTACCCTGTCACCTGTTGGCAATATTAACCGCCCTCCCTCCATTTTAAAGCCCCACCATTCATCGCCGTAATACAGTTCTTTTCTGCTGTGCCATCGCATCAGTCTTTTACAAATCGGCGGTATCTTCTTCCCCGCATCCCACTGTTTGACCTCCCTCACAGTTTTAAAACAAAGTTTTGCTGCATCTTCAACGCTTAAACCGCATTCAAATTCACGAAAAACAAAATTCTTTGTCATTTCGTTTCGATTCATTGATAAAACTCCCAAAAGCGGAAGTTTTATAAGTATTTGAATTCATAGCAACATTTACCATAAGCAACCGTAATGCGCACTAATGTGTTTTAGTTTTGGAGTGATTTTTGTAACAGATTTCAACTGCCATAAAGACACATTTAACTACAATACGCTTTGACGGTTTGTGCATTCACTTGACTCAGTGTTCAAAATTGCTTGTGCGGATCAGTTTGAGTTGCAAGTGGATTTCTAGAGTTTCACCTAGCTGTGATTTGGATTCTTATATAACGTTCTGGGACATCATAGGTATACTTGTTGCCCTGTTTGATCGTTCTCTTGGCTATTTTACAGAGTTCATGATCACCTAATGTCGAGACCTTTTTTACTACCGCGTGAGCTTGTTGTGTGTAGTCAAGATCTATAAATACGTCACAGTATCCCACAAGCGGTGCTTTGCTTTTTTTAATGGACTTTTCTATCTGTGATTTGATTTTCTTCGCAACACGATTTAATTCTGCATCATCCGCAGAGACTGAATGGCTAAAAACAAGAAGATATGCACAGAATGCTAGTTTTAATGATTGCAGCATTATAATCACCTAAAAAATAACCCCAGAAAATATACCTGAAATTTTTCTGGGGATTATAAATGCTTACATTATTTGAGGATGAACAATGCTTTTCATGCAACTGAGCTGTTTCACGTTAATTGATGTTAGTGACCTTTCTTTGCTGTTGAACTCATGTGGTTAAAACCTTGATGCGGAAACACGTTGCGGATTCGCTGCTGCACTTTTTTGGGGATTCTCTTAGAGAAAACCAGCTTTGTTCCCGTTCTTTGTTGATAAACCTTTAGTTGCCCAGAAAACGGTTCATGTTGAGCAATGTCAACCAAGTTATGCTTAAAAGTATGCGGTAGATGGCCTTTATTCTTAATCAGTTGTCCATCCTTAAATGTTACGACCAAAACTGGTCTATCAACGGCAACTAACCAGAAAATGATTGCCGCAGCGATTAATATTACATACAACAT